CTGTAGCACCCCAAACACCGCTAACACCTGTAGCGCCTGTGCTACCAGTAGATCCAGTTAAACCAGTTGCACCTGTGCTTCCAGTAGCTCCAGTTAAACCTGTAGCACCCCAAACACCGCTAACACCTGTAGCACCAGTTCCACCAGTTCCACCAGTTAAACCTGTAGCTCCAGTGCTACCTGTAGCTCCTAATCCAGTAGCACCAGTTCCACCAGTTAAACCTGTAGCGCCTGTGCTTCCAGTAGCACCAGTTCCACCAGTCAAACCAGTAGCTCCAGTTGAACCCGTAGCACCAGTTCCACCAGTTAAACCTGTAGCACCAGTTGAACCTGTAGCACCAGTTCCACCAGTTAAACCTGTAGCACCCGTACTTCCAGTAATGCCTGTAGGACCAGTTAAACCCGTAGCTCCAGTTCCACCAGTTAAACCTGTAGCGCCTGTGCTTCCAGTAGCACCAGTTTCACCAGTTAAACCAGTAGCTCCAGTTGACCCTGTAGCTCCAGTTCCACCAGTTAAACCTGTAGCACCTGTGCTTCCAGTAGCACCAGTTTCACCAGTTAAACCAGTAGCTCCAGTTGACCCTGTAGCTCCAGTTCCACCAGTTAAACCTGTAGCACCTGTGCTTCCAGTAGCGCCAGTTCCACCAGTTAAACCAGTAGCTCCAGTTGACCCTGTAGCTCCAGTTCCACCAGTTAAACCTGTAGCACCTGTGCTTCCAGTAGCACCAGTTAAACCCGTAGCACCCGTACTGCCAAAACCCCCAGTAATTCCCGATGGTTGCCACCCACTAGCCGTTGTCCAAGTTAAAACTGAACCAGCTACTGGAATTCCAGTGCTAATATTATATCCTTGTAGCTGACTTGCATTCCACTGAGCAACACCACTGCCAACTTTGTTAGGCGATAATGACACTATCCAATTTGGATCTATATAGTTTCCAGTAGTGTAAACGACATTCTGTAAAGTTAGTGTATTCCGTTGGATAATTGGCATTATCTATTCCTATATAAGTTGCAGTGTGGTAAAATATTAGTCAAATGTAACTTTTAATGTTCCGCTAGGAAAAATAAATTGACTATCTTTTGTTAAGTTTCGCGAATTTGTGAGGGGTCCATGAAATAATAAATCTCCTCCGGGAGCATCTGCTGTAGCTATTATCACACCAGCCACATTTCCTATATCGGCAGTTGCTACTGGAAATGCTATCCCAGACGTATTATGAATCGCTGTTGCTTGGCCAGATGCGTATGGGGCTGTCCAATTTCCTGCATCTACTTTAAATTTCACTCTTGTGTATCCTCCACCACTTAATTCGCTGCCACCAATACCTTCTTCTAGCGATGTGGGACTATATGCAGATACTAATCCAATATATAGATCTGTCCAATTTGTTATTCTACTACCTCTAAAAATATGATTTAGAATTCCCGATTCCAAATAATTTGACAATGCGCCCATAAAAAATCTCCTTTAAAAGTACTTTATCCACCTAAATATACACAAAATAAAAAAGGACAGGCATAAAGCCTGTCCTATTTTTTTTAATTTTATTTGAACTAACTCAGAAGCTAGCTGCAAGAACACGACGATTATCAAGAACGCCGAAACCAACTTCGGCCCATCCATAATAACCTTGACGTTGTGAGCGGTGCAAGCCTTCGTCTTCAAAGATTTCAACTTCTCTCTTGACTGGCATGACGAATGAGTCGCGAGCGTTAAGGTCAAGACCTACGATCAACTCAACTCTACTGCCACCTAATGACCCACCAAGATCATTCAAGAAGAAGTTTTGGTATTCTTGAGAATCGCCAAATTCAAACAAGCCATTCAGGTTAACACCAAAGATTCTTGTCATTGGTACGCCGTCATTGGTTGATTGATAGACTTCTCTACGGGAAGTTTCGTCTAATTGGTCAATACCCCAGTTACGAATATCTTCGATAGCTTCAGGTGACATGTAGAGGTCGGTTAAGCGACCTGTTGCTGTCACGCTGTTACCACCACCGTTACGCAACATAACTGTTTTAGCCAATGAGATTAAACGCTTGGTGAATTGACCCACAGCAGCGTCACCATCATAAACTAAAATGTTACGGTCAACAGCAGCAGCAAGAATTGTGTGCCAGCCATCGTCGTTAAGTTTCTTGACGAAACCTGACTCAAGGACTTGCATAGCACGGGCAACAACGTCCCAACGAGCTTCGCGAGCATAACGCAGCAAGAAGTCAATGCTGTTGGTGATGCCGTAGGTGTTAACCATGACGTAATCGCCTTCAACGTGACGTTCTGGAATACGACCGTGGCCCGGATTTGTATAAGCTGTGAAGTCGCGTTCTGTACCCGGAGCTAAAAGATCTAATGGGAATTCAGGTTGTGAACCCGGTTCCAAAACCATCTTCTCGTAAATATCAGTAACAACGTCACCGAACATGATACCCTTACGCAAAGGTAATTCAAGAGCTTTGGCAATCTCTCTTTGGGCGTCTAACGCTACAGATTTGTCTGAACTACCTGAGCGTTGTAATAGTGCAATAAATTCATCACTTGGTCTCTTTAACATTCGATATTCTCCTATTTCTATTTTTTAAATTATGGAAGGTTAATTTCAACTTTGGCATAACCATCTGCATCTTTGGCTGTCATGAAACGGCCAATTGGTTGTGCGCCAAGGTCTAAGATTAAAGCTCTTGTTGAGGTGGAAATATATCCACTGTCGGCAACGTAAGCATAAGCGCCAGCAGTTGGTGTGCCTGAACCGACTAAGTTTGTAATAACATAGCCTTTTCTAAGAACAGTAACTTTGCCACCCTTTTGAAGTTCATCTTTGTGGAAGTTAATGTGCTGACGTGTTAAGTCAATATTAACCATGTCATTTAGAAGAATACCTAGTGGAACTTTGCCAGATGGATTTGTAACATATGTTACAACATTGGCTGAAGAATCCATAGCCACACCTGATGGAGTGCTTGTTGAAGCTAGTGTAACACACCCGCCTCTTTCAGCAGCTTCATTCATGAAGAAACTAACGTCAGTTTGTAATTCGTAACGATCACCTTTTAATGCCATTGTAATATGCTCCTTTAAATTACTTAATATTTGCAGTTGTTTTTAGAACACTTGAACTAAACCAATCACTTGCGAAAGATCTAATGCTTTCTTCTTCGGCTGTAACAGCCATAGGAATATCATTGTCAGCCTTTGCAGAGTCTAGTACGCTAGCATCAGCTTCATTGGCGTCTGCTTCTTCGTCGGCCTTTGCTTTTGGCTTAGCTTTAACTTTGTCACCTTCTGGACCCATTGGCTTTTCATCTTCTTTTTTTTCTGAAGGTGGGAATTTAGCAGCAATGGATGAAAGTGTAGCAACAACTGCGTCAAACGCTGAATCTTCTAATGATTCAAAGCTGGCAACTGTTTGATCTAGTTCGGCTTCAGCAACACCAACCTGAGCTAATGCGGCTTTGCGGCTACTTTTTGTTTTTTCTTTTTTCATCTTGATCATTTCTTCAAACATTTTTTTCTTGTCTGTCTTTTCAGCAGCAAGAGCTTCTTGAGCTTCAGAAAGTTGAGCTTGAAGATCAGCAACAGTGACCTCAACTTCAGACTTAGCTTTCTTGGCTTTTTCAGCTTCTTCTTTCATTTTGCCGGCTTCTTCTTTCATCTTGCCAGCTTCTTCTTTCATCTTGTCTTTTGCTTCTTTTGCTTCCGCAAGTTCAGCCTTTAGAACTTCTAAATCATCTTGCATAGTAATCTCCTCAGCTTTCGATTCGTTAAAAATAATTGTAGCATGTTGTTTGTTTAAAATTACACTACGAGGGTTAGCGGGTTTTTGAACAAGGCCAACACCAGAAAAAGAAATGTTACGTAAAAGTCTACCTACTTTATACCCATTATATTCACCTTTGCCGCCATAAACTCTTAAATGTTTTGTAAGAAAAGCAGAAGCTTCTTCTCTTCTAACAACTTTTTGTTCGCCTTTAGCGTCAATAAGTGCATAATCAAAAGCAGGAAATAAGCACTCCATCGAAACATGCCATGTCTCCCCAGCTTCGATATTTGCAATAATTTTTTGCATACGGTCTTTTAAATTTTTATCAGACCAGCTAGTATACAAAACAGAACCAATTGTAATATCAAACGCCGTTGGAAGTTGGCTGTTTTGATTGATATCGTCTGGTAATCTATTGCCGTCACCATCAGTTACATAGCAACTGGTAATATGTCCAATGATGTCTTTCTCATCGTGCATATAGTTGAATTGCTTATCTTCAGGTGTTGCCCTAGCATTCCACAATTCGGCAGAATCAAAAACATCGTCGTTTTTATTCCAGCCAGCGCTAGCTAATATAGATTTAATATAATATAAATCTATTTGATTTGCATTTTCTGCAATAGCCTTAGAAAGTACTATTTCTTTTTCGTTTGGAATATATGGCATAGCTTGAGAGCAGAATGCTATAGCAGCGCTACTCTTTACTAATTCGCCAATTCCGTCTTTTATCTCTGATTTAAATATTTGCATGTATTATACCTCATATGAATATACACACTAGACTTCGACTGATGCCAAATCTACATAAACTGAGGCGTAAATATATTTCATCTCATCTACAGTTGGCTTTCTTGTATTTAAATACACAAAGTTATCCAATTCATCACTAACTTTATTTATAAATGCTTGAGATGGCCTATGGTTCATGTCAATTAAATCTTTTATAATTTCAGGAGATAATTCCATGAATGGCTCAATGCCAGTAAGCAAGCACAGTTTTAAATGCTCTAATTGATCAAACTCGGCCTTAGTTAAGCTGCGTACATTTTTCTTTTCATAGAAAGACAATATCATGGGTGTTACTTCATCTGCAATAGATTTTTGTATATTGTATGCCCATAGTGTAGCTGCACCCTCGCCAGTTTTTGGTAAGACCACCTTTTGCTTTCTCTTGACTGCATCTTTTTTACTAAGAGGTCTGCCGCCTTGGGGATTTGATTTTGGTGGCGCTGGATCTGATCCGCTTTGTCCTCCTCCACCTATTTTTGGAGCTGGTGGAAGTGGTGGATCTGTTTTTGGCAAATCTAATTCATCTGAATAAAATTCATCGCCCAAACTGTCCTTTGTAACAAGAATTTTAGCAATATCATTTCTAATATTTGGATTGTGATATGGACTAGCTTTCATTGGTGTGGCGACATCATTTCTACGTGACTGCTCTTCTCTACGAACTCTAACCTTTTCGATGTCTGGCATTTCGCCAAATCTTTCAAGGATAGTTTCATGTGAAATAATATCACGATCAGCTAAATTAATAAGAAGTTGTTTAGCAGCAGATTCATCAGAAAGAATAATAGAATCAAATCTAATTTGAGCTGGGAGTTTGAAACCCATTGCCTTTTGAACAATTTCAATTTCTTTTGTCCAGAACTGTCTTAAGACTTGTCTGCCATACTCTAGTCTTTCGATAAGCATTTTTAAAGATACATAGTTGTTGGTGTATCCACCACTTGCTCCACCAGCACCTGTTAGTGTTGGAGGAATGCCCAGTCCAGCATAAATACTTGCTAAGACAGGTTGGTATTTTTCATTCCCAAGAAACTTATAAACCTGAGATTCGCTCTCTTTAAAATCAAGCTCTGGACCCCATACTAAGTCCATAGTACCACCGCCAGTATTAGACGCTAAGATATTACGAAGTTTATTAATAACATCTCTCTTTGGAATAATCTTATGATCAAGACTACCGATTCTCCATAAACGAATTGTAGAGATAGCGCCGTCAAGAGCTGCAAGGTCAGCCAATTTCATTTTTTCTAACATGATAAGATCATCTAGAATCGCATAGATCATTGGATTAGCCCATACCAACCAGTCATCTTTTTTATAACTAAATACAGAAATCTTTTCTGGATCTAGTGGCAATTGCCTCTTGCCTTCTGTGATCTGCTTTTGAATGTCAGGTGGCAATTTTGAGAATGTATTTCTCATAGTCACGTTAGAAGATTGGAATGAATCGTAAGTCGTTTTTGATAAGTTCAGAATGTATTTAGGTTCACCAATAAACATTCCATTATAGTAATTTAATACATCAACAGCGAGAGGATTAAGAAAATCATAAGTCCAAGGAATCTCTCTCTTTGGATATTTTGTTGTGACAATTTCCATGTCTACTTCAGCAGTGGCTTTTCTCAGTTCTTCTTCTTTAGCTGCGTTAATCTTGGCCGTTCTTCTTTTTACAACAACATTTCCAGTACGATATAAATAATTAAGAAATCTTTCAGATCGCTCGATGCCATTAACTTGTTGAAACCATTTCTTATAAAATCTTTCGATTGATTTATTAGGGTGTACAATATCAATTCCTTGTGCTGCAAAGTCGCCCATTAAGTCGATAACATTACGAATAATACCAACTCTATCATAAGCATCCATACACATCTTCATGATACGCTTTTGTCTAGTAGGCATAGCCTCTTCTGGACGAAAACGATAATAATCATTTCTACTCATACTTGTACGAACCGAACGATCTGGCTCAATATCAACATATGATCTATATGTATAAGCTAAAGCCTTTTCGTTTTGTACTGGAGAGTTATTATCGTAAGCTTGGTTAGCGTCCGCAAACGCCTTTTCTTTTGACGAGTCATCGTCCCACGTAGAATACATTTCGCTCATTAGTATTGTTCCTTAAAACAATGGTATTGGTAATTACATTATTATACACAGCACCGCTTAATATTTTGCATTTTCTGAAAACCATGCTGGTCCTGAATAATAATCTTGTCCAATTCCATTTATAATCCCGTTAGCAAATCCCACATTATTGTAATATTCATCTTCAAATTCAATTTTTATTTTAGTTACATTTAACAGTCTAGCCGAATGATTTGCCATAATTAAAGCTGAGTAGCGGTCTTTTCTAAGTTTATTTTTCTTTCCGCTCTTTGTGTCTGGGGTATCCCATCTCTCACGACCACTTTGACTTTGCGAAATAACAATAAGCGACAATTCATTTTTAAGTTCTTCGATTTCCATAACACAATCCTCTAACGTATCGTGCATTCTATTATGACGCTTGTCCTCTTCAAGAGAAAGACCAATAGTTGCAGCATCAAAAAATGGAAATATAATAGCTTTGTCTTCCATGTCTTTTCTCAGTCCGTGATTTGCTTCGCTTGTCCACTGGGCGCTAGAGAAGTTACACAGCTCGATTAGGTGGAGTCCCGCCTCGTCGTCTGTAGAGGCTGGCTTATCAGGGTTAATCTTGGGCCAAATAGGTATCTCGCCATCTTTGAGTCTTTGTCTGTCATGTAGAGCTTCTATGACTGCAATACCACCACCTTGGGGGTCCATTGCGATTTCTATAGTAGGAAATATTTTCATTAAATTTCTAATTTTACGAGCGCAATAACTATAGAAGTCATTCTCTTCGGTCACTTTAGATTTAACACTTTCTCTGTGTCGTTCTCTAGTTGTTGTCCAGCAGTATACAACTCTTCTATGGGTTTCATTAATTTCTAGAACTATAATAGAAAAATTGTCAACTTCAGATGCAGGGTCAATACCAATAACATATTGTTTATTGGGGTTTCCTCTGGTACTAGCTTCAAAGAACACTTCACCGTCTGCAAGTACTATCTGTTTCTTTTCTGAGCATACACAAGATTCAATTAAGCTACGTTTGAAGAACCCCTTAGAGTCAGTAGAGAAACATGCCCCATATTCCATCTGGAAGATACCAGCGTGAACTGTAGCTTTAGATCTGGAAATTTGTCCTTCATCCATAAATCCAGCGGCAAGAAGTTCAACTGGGATTCTATATATTGCATAGTCCTTATGGTTGAAGTCTGCTGGAGCTTCGCTTCCGAATACTTCGGATAATTTAGCTCTATCTCCTTGACTTTTGATAATAGCGTGGTATCTTTTCCAGTATTCAGCAAAGTGGTTAAAATCATAATAAGCTGTACCAGACAATATAATCTGATTGGATCTGTAGAAGTCCTGATTGTCATCAACATAATCAAGTGTAATCCCCAGCTCTTTTGCTTTCTTTTCTTTTGCCCTAGCTTTCACCTTTTCAATTGGCGAACTTGCAACAGCAGCAAAACCAGCGACAACATTTTCAAAGATTTCACGGGGAATAGATGCAAATTCGTCAGCAACAATATCATTAGCACGCTGACCTCTAATCTTTTGTCCATCGCCCAATGGCAAGAATGTAATAATGCCCCTATTGATACGAACAGTACAACGATCCACGTCTCTTGTTGTGCCGCTATTTTGATCACAGAGATCTCTTAATATGGGCGCGTTTCTCCAGATGGTTTCTGCGTATTCATATAAGACCTTAGACTGTCTGAATGCTGCACCAACGACAACGATTTTTCTTTCGGGTAAAAAGAAAGCCCTTAACATACAGTATAATGCAAGTATAAATGATTTACCAAATCCCCGTGAACCAACCAACATGGGGAATTTTCTATTCCACATGTCGTGAAGAATTAAAGCTTGAATTGGTGAAATTTCTATATTAAATATATATTTACATACAAACGAAAAGTACTCAGGTCGTGTCATTAGCCACGCCAGATTCTGCATGATTTGTGTCTTATCATCGCCACACATATCATAAATATATTCCAACGGATTAAATATTTGGTTCTCATCTACTTCTAGATTTAACCAAGCATCCTTAAGTTTCTTTTCTATTATATCGCTCATTGATTCTCTTCATTAATGATAGGGCTGTTTTCATAGCGTAAAATTTATTTCCGCAAAACATAATTTTAACTTTATGTTCTATCTGCAACTCAAGTATTACTTTTAATAAATAGTTACCGCTAATCTTCGAAGTTTGTTGCAGTCTAGTGTTATGATTATGAAATGGATATTCTATCAGGTCTCTAAGTGGAAATTCACAAATGACAAAGGCGTGTTCAAACTCATCCATTCGAATCATTTCTTTTTTAAACCTAATATACTCTTTGCCTAAGTTATTAGCAAACTCTTCTATGCACCCTTTTCTTTCAATGCATATTTTGTCCTCTAACCCCTTGATGGTGTAGTCTCCCGTTTTAATTGTGCCTATTTCTTCAGCAACCGTATGCTCAAAATCAAACAGCCAAGGAGTTTGTTCTCTAGTATCTTTAATAATAGTGAATTCAGGTTCTTTTTTCATTTCGTTTTATTATCTCAAAAAAGTATGCTTCATAACATTGTTCAAACCCAGTAATAGACTTATGGCAAGTTTTACATAAGCATATACCATTTTTAGTTTCATATCTAAGGCTGGGAGAGTCGGCCCATCGGTTTAAGTGATGGACCTGTAACTCTTTACGCTTTTTACTTTTACACATTTGACATGTGTGCTTATCCCGTTTTAGTACTTCAGACCTAAACTGTTTGAAGTGAGGATCTTGATAGTTGCGCTTCGGCCACGTCATTTAAAACCATTCTTTCTACAAGAGATGAAAATGAAACTTCCGGCTTCCACTTTAATTCTGCGTTTGCCTTTTTTGGACTTCCAAGTAAAAAATCGACTTCGGCAGGACGATAAAAAGCCGGGTCAATAACTACATATTTTTCCCAGTCTAAATTGTAATAATGAAATGCCTCTTGTAAGAAGTCTTTAATAGTGTAAGTCATACCAGTTGCAATGACATAATCATCTGGGGTTTGTTGTTGAAGCATCAACCACATAGCTTTGACATAATCTTCCGCATGGCCCCAATCACGACGAGCGTTAAGGTTGCCAAGGCGCAACTTAGGAAATTTTTTATCTTTGCCACTTGCTATAAATTCTCCTAGCCACTTAGTGATTTTACGAGTCACGAACTGGTCGCCTCGCCGTTCGCTCTCATGATTAAAAAGAATCCCAGAACACGCAAATATTTTATATGAATCCCGATAATTACGCACCAAGTGATGTCCCGCAAGTTTAGCAATGGCATATGGGGACTGTGGTAGAAATGGGGTTTCCTCATTTTGGAATTTTACTGGATCTTCGCCGAAATCGTTATATACTGTAGTGTAGTTTTTCCCAAACATCTCACTAGAACTCGCTTGATAAAACTTAGTACCTACGCTACAATTGCGTATCGCCTCAAGGCAATTCAAAACGCCCCTAGCTGTGATATCCCACGTTGTGCCGGGCTGATCAAATGAAGTTTTAACATGTGACTGAGCGCCCAGATTATAAAACTCATCAATATCATAATCATTTAATAATCGGTATAAACAACCCTCATCAGTTAAGTCGCCCTCTATAAGGGTAAACTTTTTACTACTAATGCAAGTTGCAAGTCTATGAAAGTTAGGTTGGGATGTTCTGCGATATACCCCCAGTACATTATATTTCTTTTTTAGGAGTAACTCTGCTAGGTAGCTGCCGTCTTGTCCTGTGATTCCCGTAACTATTGCTGTCTTCATATGATTCTATCTCCTTTTGATAAGTTGTCCTTGGCCCACATAGGTTGAAGATTTGTATAGTGAAAGCAGATCTTTTGCTGTTCTGGATCAGTTAAATTAAAATGTTTACATGGTATGATATGGTCGATATGCCATCCGTGTGTAGAATGATTGTCCCAAGTCATGCCCGGCTCAAACTGCGACTCCAAGTGTTTCCTTAGTTCTGTTATGGAGCATCCTATAAGCACCATCGTCCTTGCCGCCTTGGGATTTCTCTTTATGGCTGTACTTATTCTACTCCTTAAGACGCCCCTTAGTTTAAAATCTGCGTCCGTTTTTTGTCTATTCTTTATATAATTTTTTGAATAGTCAATTTTAGACTGTTGATTTCTATAATAGTAGTCTAGAGTTCTCTTTCTATATTTTTCAGGATCTTTTTTGTATATTTCTGGGTCATAAGAATATATTGTTTTCATATAGGCGCTTCTACATGATTTACATCTTGTATTTCTACCATTTTTAGTAGAAGGACACCTGTGGAATTCCTCTAAACATTTTTCAGCTTTGCATTTTGTACACGTTTGGGTCATGATTCTACTGTTTCCGCTGTTAAAAAAGGTTGGTCTGTAATCCCATCTTCATACACATGGGCCTCTGATAATCGGTCCCTTTCAATATCCATAGCCAACCGCATCTTTTCCATTTCAATGCCCGTATCGTGTCTAAAATCCCCGTCAAGAATGATCTTCTTAATTAAAGCCGCAAAAGTTATTTTACTATCCTCGATAGCTTTAATACGCTGCTCTCTCGTACCTTTAAGATCTTTAATCATTGCTGATTTTTTAGTCTGCAAATCTTTATAATCTCGCGAGAGGGCTTCCTGTGATGCCCTTAGAACTGCTGACTGACGCTCCAGATTCAAAACTAAATCCCAATCAATAAGATCTTTATCCTGATTCTTCTCCTCTATGATAATTTGTTCCATATTAGAGAGGGTTTTAATATTTTCATTTTGGGATTTTAAACAGCGATTCATAAGAATTTCTAATTTAATAGTGTCCACAATTTGAATTTCTTCAGTGTGAAACACGTCTTCTCTGAACTGCGACCACATTTTTTTCCAGTGGAATAAAAACATCTCCAGCTCGTCCTCTGTGAATTGCCCCTCAAGATCGCGCCAGTAAGCCTTTTGCTTCAGCTCGTTCAGAGCTTCGACTTCTTTACGGTCGCTAGCGTTGATCCCCACATTTTGTTTGATCCACAGTAGGACCGATTTGGGGTCTCGGTCCAAGACTGTAGCAATATTTTCATACGACATATCCTTAATATTATTTTTAATATAGGACTGTTCGTTTAGATCTAATCTACCTTTACGCATAGAACTTTCCTAGTATCTCTCTGAGGCAAGTGAGTAGATGTAATTTTTTAGTTTTAGTTAGTACTTGGTCATTTTTAAATCGCAAGTAATCGCTTCGCATATTTGCAGGTATATGAACATCAATATATTCAAGGAGTTCGCGCTCTTCCAAGTCGGCTGAGACTTCTTTGTGGAATATAAAGGCTTTCATATCATCTAGCGAGGCAGCGTCGAGGAGCTTCTTTTTGCCCTGTTGGATCTCTTCGGCCTTGCCCTCGTCTTGGCGATAGTAGTGGTCACGTTTAAAATTCTTTAGTCGGTTTTTTATGTGAATCGAAAGAAAGTTTTCGAGTGGCCTAACACCATCATAGCGGTCAAGGGCTTCCATTCCAATGATAAATGCCTCTTGTTGGATGTCGTCTTCCTCGTAATTTGGGAAAGTATATTTACTTGCGAGGCGAGAAGATATCAGGGATATCGTGGATACTACTTGTTCCTCTGTCATATTTTGTGGAATTTTCATTGACTTTTGCTTTTCCTTTGGTTATAATACCTGTGGGGTCGGGAACATTTAAATCTGCGGCCACACTTTTCGACAACTCCTGTGAAGAAATCATGTTCAAGCTGGCGCTTACACTTACGGGATTATTTTTTCGCATACGGGACAACCCTTATGAAGAACACAACAATATTAAATAGTAATTATACGCATTTGACAATTGTTTCATGGAAACGGGGCATTAAATTATTGATGTCTGGTAAAGTACATCCTGTAGATTTTTACGATGGCTGTGAGGTTTTTACAACTTCGGGCGAGGCATATCAAATTCCCAAGACTGTTGTTCTTAAAAAATATGTTAAGTTGCCCGATAAGATGTATAAGCCCAACAGGAGAAATATTTTTCTCCGTGATAATTATACCTGTGTGTACTGCCAAAAGCAACTTAATAGTGAAGAATTATCTGTAGATCATGTCATACCTAAAAGTAGAGGGGGGAAAGATACGTGGGACAATCTGGTTACTTCGTGCAAAACGTGCAATTGCTCCAAAGGCGACAAGACGCCCGAAGAAGCAGGACTAATTATCAAGCGACCTTAGAGAAGTTAATAATCAAGGAGCTGCTCAGTCAGTATGGAGGTAGAGACGAGGAAGTTGTTATTAGAAACGATGTTTATTGCTATACAGAGGTTGAAGATCTCCGTATTAATTTTGAGTATCTGGGAGCTGCATTTGGGAACTTTAAGGAGCTGAGGGTTGGGAGGTTTGGCTTTCATGTAAGTTATTAGTCTTATTAGATAGGTTGATACATTATAATTTTAAAGTGGTGGTTTCGTGAGACCCACCCGCCCTTTTTTTGGTAAAATAGGGGGGTTAACTAATGAACAAAAAACCACCACCCCCTACCTTACCTATCCCTCCTAAACGGTTCAAACATCATATTCGCTACCATCATCATATACACCCCAACCGGACACCCCATCACGACTATCATCATCACGTAATTGTTCATCTATCACCTGACCTTTCTCTATATATTGTATCGACATAATCAGCAGATTACAACAGCAGAAAGCGAAAAAAGTATTTTGAGATTCTTTGAAAATAGAGGGTGAATAATCTTGACGATAGGCCAGTGATGTGCTATATTGTATATATAAGGAATGAGGAATGAACCTCACCTAAACGACAAGAAAAGGGAACGATACGATGAAGAAGTCAAACAAAACCAACATCACCTCAGCACTAGTCAACGACAATGCTCGGCTTGCCACCTGTCCTCAAGGTGCATACAATGTTGTATACACCGCCCTAGGCATGAATGTCTATATGACCAATCATGCCGAGGCTATGGAATTGTTTGAACTTGTCAATGTTGAAGGTTTAACAGTTACAGAACTAAAGGCTTTGGGCTTTGCTTGGTGATAAAAATACTTCGGAATTCTCTTGTATGTTTTGGGTACATGTGGTATCCTATACATATAAGAGATGAGTGACAGATACCTAACACAGGGGGATAGATGATGAGCAATGCATACGTGACGGATTGTGATTACTGCGGCGAGATGGCCCTATGCGTCAATGACGCATCTGGCGGTACATGCTGTCAGGCATGTGCGGCTAAACAAGCCGCTCGCCGCAAGGCAGAAGAAGAGGGCTAAGCCCTCTTTTTTTATACCTATCATATCAACGTATGTATATATGTAATTAAATACAACTGATATAACTCTTTACTACGACCGGACTTATGGCGACACCCGCCCCCCTAGGCCCCCCGCCGTAAGTTCGGTCACAGTAAGGGGTTATGAAATGCAATTGCATTATAATGTATTGCAATTGTAATAGGACATAAGGCTCTGATTAGTGTACAAATACAACTGTCGTATACACGCACCTAGTGTACAAAAATACTTTCGAAAATCTTTCAAAATAGTCGAGAATCCTCTAGGCAATAGCCGATATATATGGTATCCTATACGCATAAGAGATAGATGACAGTAACCAACGCAAGGGACAGAATCATGAACATGAACAAAGCTCAACTCATCGAACTAGTCAAAGAACTGCAAGCCAAGTTGGCAAATCCAACTCCAGTTTGCCCATGCTGTTTAGCACCTATGGAGGTCGTCTCCTATAGTGCTAGATACGACACTCCTTTCGATTACTGGCAATGTGCTTGCCCCGATGTCATCCCTGTAGAAAACAAAATAGTCAAGAAAGGTATGTTTGTTGAGTAATGGGCTTGATGTCCATTGCTTGATGTGCTATACTGTAGTAATAGTGAATGACGGACACCTAACACAAGGGGCTTGATATGAGCGATTTTCTGAACGACATGCAATGCGACGAACTAATCAACGGTCAATCTTTCGATGGTCAATACGTACCTACTGAACAGGATCTTGCCGATATGAATGAAGCATGGAGCAACGAAGAAAATTTCTTTTGTGCCAATTGTGGCCATGTGGAATTGGTGGGCTATGCTCTATCGCCTGACAGTAGTCTATGCTGCGATTGCTATCAATATAATCGCGATAATGATTGTGACGATTACATCGAAACGGAATCCGATGTATATCAGGACTCATCATATGATGACGAGCCTAATGGGTGGAGCGATCACCTAGAGGGATATGGATGTGACGACTAATGTAAGAGGGGCTTAAATGCCCCTCTTTTTTTATAGGTATCATATCAACATATGTTTATGTAATTAAATGTAAATGCAATTGCATTTCATAAGTCTTTACTACCACCGAACTTACGGCGGGGGGGGAAGGGGGGCGGATGTCGCCGTAACTACGGTAGCTGTAAGGGTTTACATACATATACATATGTGTAACACTTTATGTAATCAGCTAGGCCGACAGGTGTAATGGGATAAGAACGTCTAATTAGTGTACAAAAATACTTTTAGAAATCCGTCAAAATACTTAGGAATTATGTAGACATAGGCCAGCAAATAGACGATACTATATATATAAGAAGTAGAGAACAGTAACCAAGAGCAAGGGACAGAAACATGCAAGCAACGATCACAAACAGCGGTTGGATTGTAAGCCGGAACAAATTTGGTCAATACTCATACACCAAGGTTGACGCCAAGCGTATGGGCAGCGTATCCGAAACACGAGACTATGGTTTCGTGCTGACAGTCACATCGTTGGTGACGGGTAAGACTTATAAAGTCTGGAAGATTGCCACTTTGGAAGATGCTAAAAATATCTACCAAAATAGTTGAGAATTATCTTGTAACCTATGGGTACATGTGGTATCCTATAGGTATAAGAGATAGATGACAGTAACCAAGCAAAGGGAAGAAAAGATGAGCGAAGTATATGTGGTGACGGATTGTGATTACTGCGGTGAGATGGCCCTTTGCGTCGCCAACGACGCCGGGGGTGGGACATGCTGCAAGGCATGTGCGGCTAAGCAAGCCGCCCGCCGTAAGGCGGAGCAAGAGGGTTAAGCCCTCTTTTTTTGTAGGTATCATATCAACATATGTACATATGTGATTAAATACAATTGATATAACTCCTTATGTAGACCGAACTTACGGCGACACCCGCCCCCCTAGGCCCCCCGCCGTAACTTCGGTAGTAGCAAGCACTTATGAAATGCAATTGCATTATAATGTAATACAATTGTAATACGATAGTATTATCTAATTAGTGTACAAATACAACTGTAATAGGACGTATGGCTCTGATTAGTGTACAAAAATACTTTCAAAATAGTTGGGAATTATGTGGACATAGGGGACAAAATAGACGATACTATATATATAAGAGATAGATGACAGTAACCAAGCCCAAAGGAACGATACGATGAACGAAGACACAATGAAGAAATATGATCTAGTCCAATTGCTCTTGAGCATTTCTAGCGAAATCTCTTGTAGTCAAGACGACGACGACAAGCCAGCTAAATTGGTGGTTGACGCCATTTCTGACAAGGTTCACGCCATCATCGTCAAGGCGTTAAAAGATATGGGCGAACTGTAAAAATAGTTGAGAATTTTCTTGTAAGATGCCGATAGATATGGTATCTTATACGTAGTGATAGAGATGACAGTAACCAGCACAAAGGAACGAATCATGAAAAACAAGAATGCCAAGCGTTACACAGGTCAAGCGGTTGACGGGGCCATCATCCTAAATTCAGCCACAAATAAAAGTGGTGATCTGATTACCATGCTAGTCGATCTTGACGATGTTTTTGGCTTTCCTTATGTCGTTCGCACAGGCGATCCACATACGACAATCATGGCACGTAAGAAAAAACAAGCCCAAAAACACTTCGATAAAATGTTGAACATCTAACCTGAAAGGATCGAATCATGAACGTGAAATACTCAAACAAAGTGGTAGTCAAAAAAGCCTTCGAAATTCCAGCGGGGGAATTTAACTTACAAATGGAACCTATCCCATTCAGGGTGGGCAATGTGCTTTGGAAGTATAGCGGCAAGTATAACAAGAGATGCCCATTCTTCGTTAAAGGTGGTATGGAATGGGGGGCCTCATGGTGCGAAAGTGGTTATGTAATTCCGATGGAATACTTGGAAATAGTTTCGGAATTATCTTGATGGTTCGTGTTGGATATGCTAGAATATACGTAGTGATAGATGACAGTAACCAAGCCCAAAGGAACGATCAGATGAGCAAAGCTAAGACCCACAAACAATCCGCCGCAAAAAAACAACTCGATCTTTACATCGAATTCCACATGGCAATTGATTCATTGCTAATGTATGACGCTGAAATAGCCGATGGGTGGGATGGGCCTGATGCAAGGGCTAACACATTGGAAGCGTTGAAGGCTTTAATCAAAGGGGCTAAATAATGACCGTATCTGAACTAATCGCTGAATTGTCCAAACTTGACCCAAACGCCAAAGTTTTGGTCAATTGTCCCTACGATCACACAGTGATTGAAGAGGACGTGGTTGAAGTGAGAGTGGATAACAAAGGCATCGTACACATTGAGGTAGAATAATGAAGACCGCTACAAAGGTAAAAGACCTAGACAGATCACACGGTGTAGTAGCTTTATATAAGCTATCCGAACGATTGAAGTTTTACAACTATGTAGTTGTGAGTTCCGCCAACGTGTTAGAAGAAGATGAGACCTATATATTTGGATCTGATGAAAATGGGGTAGTTATAGACTGGATTGAATTATCCGGTTCTACCCGTGGCGTTTACAATCATGAAACGGTTTTGAATAACGCTGGATATGAGTTGAAATAATAATATGATGAAATGCAATTACAATTGCATTTCATTTATATTACATATCTACATATGTTTATATGTACATAATGCAATTGATATAACTCTTTACTACGACCGAACTTATGGCGGGGGGCGCTCTAGCGAGCCTGTCGCCGTAAGTACGGTGACAGTAAGGACTTATATCAATTGTATTTCCCTATATTATAGGGGTTGGAAATTTCCTTAACTCTTTCACAGTAAAGCTTTATATTAATTGGTTTTCAACTTTAATTGGAATTATAGGTCTAATTATCTTATTAGTATTTATACATATGTAATAA